TCTAGCATATATAAGCAAATCTCTTTTAAGTTCTTTAGAACTCATCTTAGACACTTCAGAGCCAATCTCTACTCTCATTATTGCCTCCATCATGTCTATATCTAAAGTTCTTGCAGCAATGATTGCGTCGGCTTGCATTTCTAGCATTTCCAACTCGTTGTTTGCAACAACTTGAGGCTCGTACTCAGAGTATATTTTGTTTCTATGTGGATGGTATAAAGACAGTAGTTTTTGCAATACTGTTTTAGATTTTTCAACAAACAAAGAGCCATTCCTAAAAATAACATGAGCTAGCCTTTGATCTCCTTTCATTTCATCAACAAATTGTGTTCTTTGGTTTTCACAATATTTTAACTCTCTTTCAAATCCTTTATCTTCATCAAACCAGTAAACATTTGAGCTTTTTAACATATATGTTAACGGTTTTTTACTACCCGTTAAATTATAAATTCTATCTTTTATTTCCCAAGTTGTTTTTTTAGGTTCAACTTTTACTTTTGGTTTTGGTGTTTCCATAACCGGTGCAGCAGTTTCTTGAACCGCTAATTCTACATGCTCATCTCCAGGATCTCCTTGGTATGAGGCTTTTGTTTTTGCTTTTTTAGCCATAATATAATATAATAAAAATTAATAAAAAAAAAGAGGAGCGAACAGGGCATTTGCATACGTGGCTCGCCCCTCTTTCAATAGTTTGTGCTTATTTCAATAACATGAAATTGTTAGCACCTTGTGTAATTAAACATCTTTCAGTTAAGAAATGTAGATTCATTGCATCTAAAGAAGATGTAGCAGCTCCTACAGAACCAGTAACCCAAGATTTCATTCTTCTATCGTCAGTTTGTGAAGCTCTGTAACGTACGTGTAAGAATGGTCTTTTTAGATTTGATCCTAATGACTGATCGTAAACAGTTGATGTTCCAGCAGGAACCATAACTCCTCTAAGTGCGCTAGCAGTGTTGGCAGCATTAATACCACCTCTTGTTGCTAGATCATTTAAGTATCTAAAGTCAGACTTGTAGAAGTCATAAGAACCTCTTCTAAAACCAGAAAAACCTAAGTTTAATGCCATATCTTCAGAGTTGTTGAATACTCCGTAAGAAGTACCACCAGCACCGTAAGAATTCATTGAAGCTAACATATCATCTAATGCAAGAGACGTAGCTCTATTTACAAACATCATGTTTTCTTCAATAGCACCTTGCTTATCAAACTCAGCTAAGATAGCATCAAATTCAGCTAAATCAGTAGAAGCGTTAACACCAGTTACACCAGTAGTAACATGTCCTCTGTCTTCGATAGCGTCAAACAGACCTTGAGTACCAGCAGAAGTTGCAGCGGTTCCACCAATATCTAAATGATCATCTACAGCGTTAGTACCAGAAGCTTTAACAGATTCTAACATAGACATTTCAATGTAATCATTAAAACGAGCTCTAGTGTCAGACTCAGCTTTTAAGTACCACATGTAACCAGCTTGTCCACTTTCACTACTAGTTTCTACCCAACCAATTCTAGAAGCATCAGATCCTGAAACTTCGTAGTAATCTTTCATTATAATTGGCTTGTTTGTAAAAGTCAAGAAATTAGGCTCGTTAGCCGTATGTCTTTCTTCTATTTTAGAAGCACCAGTGTTGTTGTAATAACCAGTTGCTTTTCCATATTCAGAACCATAAACTAATATAGTTGTAGATAGGTTGGTTGTAAGAGCTGCAATTGCAACACCATCGTATGGTGCAACAGCAATATCAGCGCCAGTAACACTAGTAACTAAACATTTTACAGTTACATTAGCATTTGCTACTATAACAGTATCATTTACTCTAACACCGTGAGTTGTCATACCAGCTTCAACTATACTAGAAACACCAGGACCAAAATTCCCGTCAATGTCAGATTGTATAGTTACAACGTTTGACGCGTCAATGTCACCTTTGTAAGATAAATGTAAACGACCTTGCTCAGACCAAATAACTTGGTCAGCAGTCATCGCTTCTTCAGCTCCTACTTGTGAAAGAAATCCTGAAATAGTTCTCGGTCCGAAAACTTCAGCTTCTTTCTCCATAAGATCTGGTAAATATTGTTGTCCCCAACCAGCGTTTGCAGCTGATGAAAGATCTAAGTAATTTGTAGCTAGTGTTTGCTTCTGTGAAGCAGGTACACTATTCAAATTACCACCTCCTGTAATTGCCATAATTTTGTTTTTTTAAATTTATTATTTATTTTTGTTTTTAATTTTAAACTTAAAGTCTTTAGAGTTATCGCCTAGCACTTTGTACTTAACACCACCAATATCAACCTTGCCGTGTTGCTGGCGAGGATTCATGTCAATGTTTTTAGCATTACTAACACTAGTTTTCATAGCGTCGGCTTTACCTTGTTCGTAAAAGTGATTAGCAACAGCATCGGGATTCATAGCTGTAAATAGAGATTTATGATAACCTTTAGCATCTGACATTTCATTATTTTTATTCAAGAACTTCTTGACAAAATTATTAATGTCGCCTTGTGTTTCTTTAACCTCTCCAGCGTTTTTCACATTAAACCTATACTTCTTATCTCCGACGTTGTATTCAAAACCTTTGAATTTATCGTTAAAAACTTGTTTAGTTTTTAATTTAAAAGTATCTGCTTGTTGAGTTGCTATTTTATTAGTCTCTTCTGACTCTTTGTTGTATCTATTAAAGAAGCTCATTGCTTTCTGTTGTTCTGGCGTTAGCCTTGAACCTGCTTTGATTTCTTCATAGTATTTAGACTTTTGCCCGTCTAAGTGGCTTTTCGCGCTGGCAACTTGCTCTTTAAGCGCAATCTTTTTCTTTTTAATATCTCTTTCCTCATCAACCTCTTCATCATATGAAAAGTCTTCTTCGATAAGAAAATCAATTTCATCACCATCTAAATGTGATTTTGTTTGTTTGTAAAACTCTCTTAGCACAGTTTTATCGTCTTTACCAGTAAAATCTTGATTAAGACTTACGTAATCTTCCAAAGTACCACCTGTATCTTCCATAAAATCTACAACTTTTTGTAAATTTTCAGGCAAAGGCTTGCCATCTTCTTGTTTTTCTATAGCAGCATCAATAATATCTTCAGCTAATACCTCTGCTTCATCTTTAATTTCTTCTTCAGTTACTTCTTCTAATACTGGAGTTTCTTCTTGTGTTTGTTCTTCCGGTTGTACTTCTTCTTGTTTTTCTGTGGACTCGGCATTATCAAGCTCTGTAACCACTCCCTCGTTGTCAGGGTTATCTTCTTTAACTTCATCTTTTTTTGGTGTTGGTGGTTTATCTAAATTTACTTTAACAACATTGTCTTCAACAGTTGTCTTGCCTTGAGACAAGTCTACTTTTGTAACATCTTCTGTTACACTTTCATTTTTTTCTTTCATAATATAATATAATAATAGTTAATAATTTTTTATCTAGGTTCAAAAGCGCCTAAATCAAATCCGCCTCCTATAGTATCATTACCTGCAGACTCAAAGTTTTTAGGTGGTTTTTGATTATTTCTTTGATCAATCATCTCACTTTGTTGAGTTGCTTGAATTTTTGTTCTTTCGTCTTTACGATCTTCTTTCTGTGTTTCTTTACCTTTAGCAGTTTCAGCTTCCATAGATTTAAGCTTCATATTCATCTCAAACTCTAACTGCATTAATTGTTTTTTATACTCTACTTCTTGAGCTTGTTTCTGTGAGTCTAACTGAGCTTTCATTTGTTCTAGCTGCATATCGGTTTGTACCATAGCTTGAGCTTTTTGCACTTCCATTTGAGCCGCTGCTTGCTGAGCTTGTATATTAGCTTGCGATTGCGCTTGTATGTTTTCTTTTTGAACAAGCTGGTCTCTTTCTTGTTTTTTCTTTCTTCTAATTTTTAATATCTGATTAGCTAGTTTAACACTTTTTATCTCTCTAACATCAATAGCATCTTCAAGATCTATGCTTTGTTGTTGCAAAGCCATTTGAATATTGTTTTCAAGCATAGCTTTTTCTTCATCATCAGGCATTAATTCTATAAATATACCAAAGTCATACAAATGTAATCCTTTAATTTCATCTAAAGTTGCAACGTTGTGAGTACCTATAGCTTGCACAAAAGCATCTTTTGTAGGAGAGTATTCTAGTATATCAGATATTCTTAAAGAAAGACACTCAGCAACTTCGCCAGTTAAAAAC